TAGGCTTCTTATACCAGCGTGTCTGGCCCATATTTACTAATGGTGATTGGCCGCCTAGTGTTGCTAATTTAATTGCGTTAATTAATGTTTCGTCATATACTAAGAATTCACATCCGTACTCACGCCTAAATCTTTCTTCACCAATACGTCCTAATTCTTCTTCTTTCCATTTCTCATCTCTATCAGGATGTTCTTCCCAATAACTGCGGAAACTATGAAAGCCGTTACGTCCGAGGTTATTTTCATTGCCGTGTTCGTCAAACTTATCTTCTGCGGCTTTCCAAATAGTAGCAAATGTATCTTCATCTGAGTTAGGTGTACTTGTAAGAATTGCTCGTCCACCTGTTGCTAGAGTAGGAGATATAGAAGTCCAAAAATCAACAGCGACATTTGGTTGTACAAATGCAAACTCGTCACAGTATAATAATGATATAGACATACCACGTCCTGTGTTGCCTGTTGTAGTAGCACTAACAATACGTGAACCATTTTCAAATTCAATGCTACCTTTATTATAGTTAGTAACACCTGCACGTATATGGTCCGGACACATTTCGTATCCATAACGTATACGTTGCATAATCTCTTGTGCGCCTGTATACTTGTGAGCGGCAATTAGAATTGTTTGATCAGGTACAAACATAGCATACCAAAGTAAATAAATTGCCGCACAAGTAGTTTTACCCGTTTGTCTTGGTAGCATGTTTATATTAAATCTATAATTGTGGTAACTTGATAATAATCGATCTTGATATTCAAATGGATCAAACAACAATTTGCCTTTTACAGGATGTTGAATGTATGCAAAACTTCTAGCAAAATACATATATCCGTCGTCTGGATCTGTGCATTTAAGCAGTTGCTCTACTTGATCGTTTGTAAATGTTTCTCGTTTATTCGCCTTTTTAATTAAGACGCCGTCTAATGATGTTGCCATGTTAATATTTAGTGAAAAAAATAGCGTCCTAAGACGCTATTGAGTTTTTATATTTGAGGGATATTAATGTGAGCCGCAACTACTTGCGTATAGTTTTTCAAACTTTTCTTTTCCGCAACCAAATTTAGGACCTACTTTTTTAAGCATTTCATTTTTTGAACATCCACTTGCGTCAAGTCTTTTCATTTCTTTTGTACAGCCTGCTTCGTCAAAACTATCTTTTGCTTCTCTAAATGCTTCGTTATCTGGAAGTCCAGAAAGTTCTGCAATTCTTGCAAGTTCTGCATCTGCTTCTGCTGTCTTGCCTTTAATACTGTATGCTTCGCCTTCAGTTTCGGCTTCGTCAGTTGCCTGTGCTTCGCCTGTGCCACCACATTCTGTACAGTCGTCTTCGCCATGTTTGCCTGCGCCATCACAATGAGCACAATCCATGTCAACATCACTACCACCTTCATCCATATCGGCTGCTAAATCTTCTTCTTCTTCATCATCATCAACTTCTGCCATCTTAGTCATAAGTGCATCACGTAATGCTGATTGTAATTCTTCTACAGCCATTGCATTGTCGCCATCCTGTGCGGCAGCATATGCTTTCTTTTCACGGTTGATACCACCACTTAGATCTTTAGTCATATAGTTATGATCTTTATAATCTTCTTCTGGTGAGTTATCATAGCCTGCTTCGTCAACTGCTGTTTCGTTCATGTCGTCCCAGTGCTGTTCACATTCTTCTCTGTCCATGCCTTGTGCCATATACTTTTCACAATAGGCTTCTCTGTCCATGCCTTCAGCATCGTCAGTCATCTGTTGCTTCATTGCGCCTTCGTCGACATCATCTTCCATGTCCATGCCCATGATAGCATCTTTGCCATCTTTGCCTTTGTCCATGTCTGGCATGTCTGATGGTACGTCTATACCTGGTGGTGGACTCATTTTAACTAAGTCGCGCATTGCGCCCATGTCTGGCATTCCGCCCATTCCGCCCATTGCGCCCATATCCGGTGGTCCCATTGGTTGTGGATCATCTCGCACTGTGCCGCCGGCCCGCATAATCTGTACTAACTGTGCTACTTCGTCGGCTGTTTCACCAGACATGTTAATGCTCATGTTAGCCGCTTCATTTAGTTGTTTAATTTCTTTTGGTGTTGGATCCATAGAATCTAAAGTAGTTTCTAGGTCCGCCAGTTTTTGTAATAAGTCTTTCATATTATCCTCCTATAACTGCTTTGGTATTTTCTGAATCATCAATGTCTTTGCTAGAACCTTGTGGTGCCGCTTGCATTGGATCTGTATTACGTTCTTTACGTGCTATTTCTAACTCTTTAAGTAAGTCCATTACTCTATTACCTGCAACATGAACTTGTGCTCCTGGATCTGCTTGTTCCATCTCTAAAGTATCAAGTTTTGATTCATAAGCAGTGTCTGCTTTTGGTTCTTGATATTCTTCTCTTGGATCGTTAGCATTTCTTACAATAACATGTGCTTGTTCGCACTCACAGCATTTACAGATATAATCTTGTAATACTTGCGGAGTAGTTGGATATCCTACTTCTGCATCGTAGTAAGTAACTTCCATGTTTTGTAATTGTGGGAAATCTAAAGGTCTTTCTTGGATTGGAGTTTTCTTGCCATTTGACATTTTAATTACATCAAACTTTTGTAGGACAGTTTCAAGTTTATCTTGAAATCCTTCTGGCATTTCGCCTGCAAGACCTATTTTAAATTGATAAGTCTTTTTAGACTCTGTTAATATTTGTGTAAATGTTTTCATTGACGATCATCCTCTAATACTATTTATCTTTATCCATATCTTTTAACCTTGCTAACAGACTGTTACGATCGGTAACAATAGCACCATGTCCATTAACAATACCGGCCTCTTCTATGGGTTGGTCTTTGTCTTGTTTTTCTTTTTTCAGTTGCAGATCAATCATTTTAAGTTTTTTATCTAATTTTGCTACTTTAGCATCTAAACTAGTTTTAAGCATTCCGCCTGCAACTTCAAAAACTCTACCACTGTAACGGCTTTCAACATTCATGCCCAAGTCCATTAAGTCTTCGTAACTCTGTAATGCCTTGTCAGCAATTTCATTTAGTTCAGCATCTGCCTTTTCACCTAGTCCTTTAACACTAGGCAATGCACCAGCAATTTTATCAAACTCTGCAATGTCACGCTTGTACTCTACTTGTTCTTGTACTTCGTATTTCTTTTGCTTTGCTTCTTGTTTTGTAGCCGCATCTATAATTTCTCTAGAATCAGGTAAGTCTAATAAGTCTTGTAGTTTCTTTGTCATTTTAATATTCCATTAACTGCTACTATTATTTATCAGAAAGAGTATTTAAACATTTCTATATCTTCTGCAAATTTTTTAGACACAATGTCTTTGGTTACAGAATTATAGTAGTCTCTATAGTTTTTATTTCGATTTGAAGTATTTACTACCGGAAAAGGACATTCTATATTAAACATTTTTGCTATAGGCAATATATCGTTGTCTATGGATTCTAGTTTAAGTATTTTTGTTATACCTACTATTCTAGTATATTGTTGTTGTAAGTTAGTTGTTTGTATAAAGTATTCGAAGCCTTTTTCAAATTCTTTTAAAACTTGTTGATTATATTCTAAACTAAACTTACCTCTAGGATTTTCGATTCTGCGTAACGCTCTATCTCTTCTAAAAAAATACCAACTTGCACACCAGTCCCAAGGATTTCTAACAACTGCAAAACTAAAATTAAAAGCGCCGTATTTCTCTTCTAGAGATTTTAAAGAGTAGTGCTTTGCACCTTTGGTTACATGAGATTGTGTATTTTCTAATAACCACTTTTGCATACTCATTCCGCCTGTTTTTGGAATATGTACAAAAATAGAATTAGTGTCTGTAAGAATGACAGCCATTATTTACGTTTGCCATTATGAAAGATATCCTTTTCAGTAACAATCCTAAAATATATACCTTTTTGTTTACACCATGCCCTAGCGGCTTCCCATTTTGCTTGGTTAACAATCCACGCCGCTTGATTGTGTTTGCTACGCCCTAATTTTTCTCTAAGTGTTTGATTTTCAGGCTTGACTTCTATTAATTCAACTTTTTTACTACCGCCTTTGTTTGCATATGTAATAAAAAAATCAGGCACATATATTGTATGTTTACCTGTTAATGGATTTCTATATGGAATTTTTATTGCTTCGCTTGCCCATGCTTCGATATAAGCATGTTCGTCGCACATTTTCATAAAAGCAAACTCCCAACTACTTCTATAAGTAGGAGTTTTGTTGCCTATATACTTGTCTGGATTCTTTAAATTGTATTTTCCCTGAGCAAAGCGTGACATTGAATTATACTACTACATTACGTGATTCTTGTTTTTCAACACTATCAGTTGTTTTAAAACCAATTACACTTACTTTAGATCTATTGTAGTTTACAATTTCTCCAACTAGTCCACTAATTTGTACATCGTTTAATCCTTTAAGGGTATCAAGTAATGTAAACACATTAACATCGTCAATTTTTGATTGTTGTAAAAGTACTGTAGCAATTCCAGTTGCTGAACTTTCATCAAACCCTCTCTTAAGAAAAAATCCTACAACTGAATCAACTTGATTAGCACTATATGATATTTTTTCAGTATAAAATTTGTTATAAAATTCTTTAACTTCAGATGAACTATCTACCGGGGTTATATCTAAACTACTTGTTACTGTCATTATGTTCCGCCGTTTCTTTGTGATTGTAATGTACTGGCATCTGCAGGTCCATCAATGCCTGCCGCTTGATTTATTCTACTTTGATAAAGTGAAGAATTAGTGTTAACAGATCCACCAGTAGTTCTAGTAACTGAATTTGCACCACCATTACCACTTATTTTAGGAATAGTAATATTACTTAATCCGCCTACGCCTTCCTTTCCAATAGTACCTAATTGTCTTTTTAGAATATTAAATCCTTCTTGGCGCAGTCCTTCTTTACTTAATGACTTTGCATTTTTAAATGTATTAAATGCATTTAATGCTGATCCTAAATTAAACTGTCCACCAGCAAGGTCGCCAAGTACACTACTAATTCCGCCGAGTACGCCGCCTTGTCCTAACAGACTACTAGTTCCGCCTCCACCGATTGATAATGGACTTGGTGTTTTATCATAGTGTGTACTAGCAAATCCTGTTGGGCTATCTTCACCAACTGGTCCTCTGCTATAAAACACTGCTTCGTATGCTACACTAATTTGATTCTGTGATGGCGTACTGTTATCATAACTATCTACTTGATCGTGTGTTAACCCTGTAATTAACGGATTAACTAAAGTAAATCCTAAATAACTATGTTTTGCCATTTGATAGATTGTAATTTTGTTAAAAAATGGAGTTTTATGATCGTTGTCTAAACCATATCTAAAATTTTGTGTTTGCGGGCCTTGATATGTATTACGCGGAGCATATGGTGCTGCCGCGCCTAATGAGTTATAGTTGCCATCTCTAAAATAGTATCTATAATATGCTTCCATTAATGTAGTTGTTAATCCCATATTATCATCATGGAATGTAATGTTTACTGGATCATATTCAATACTTGTTTGCATATTCTTTTTACGATTATACATATTTTTAGTTGAAGTTTGTACACTAAACTTTGGTAAGTCTGCTTGCTTAACAAGCATATTAATTTCTTGTTTGTGTCTTTGATCTAACTGTGGTACCATCTTTTGAGCATTATCACTTAGTTCAAATACAACATGGTAAAGAAATTTTGTCTTTGGTGCAAGTCGCATGCCGTCGTCGACAAATAATCGAGAAGCATGTTGATAGTCACCGAGGTTGCCCTTAGGGTTAGAAGCACCCTGTAGAACATTATTTAAGAATCCGTTAAGTATATTTGCCATACAAATATTTATCCTATAAAGAAAAGTGCGTATAAAATAAAAAAGGGCAACCTTATTAGGGCCACCCTTTTTTGAATACTATGGCAATATAATAGTTGTTACTATTATTATGTGGCTCCGCCACCGCCTGTTACTAGACTGTTGATAGTTCTACCTACTGCTGTACCAATTCCTTCACCTACTGGTGATTGAATAGCGTTGTCGTAACGCAATGATAATGAAATAGTAACTGGTTCATTTGAACTGTATGCTAATGTGTTATAGTTTGCGTTTTGGATAAAGCAACCATATAATTCAAAAGTTTCTAATACGTTTGGAGTGTTTGCTCCGTTACCACCATCTAAGATTTCAATTCTTGTTACAAATTTGTAATCAATTCCTGATGCCGCACTTGACTGTTCAAAAAAGTCAAATTGTTTCTGAAGTTGTTCGCCAACTAGTTTTTGTACATTGTTGTTAACATCTTCACGTAAATTTAATGTAATTGGTTCCCAAGTAGGACGTCCTGCTAAGTACGCTCTACTGTTGTAAATTGGAATTTCTAATTCCTCAAAATTTACTGTTGGGCGTGTTACATCAATAATTTGTTTCGTAAGTTCTGTTGTTGGTGTTGATACACCGAAGTTCTCAAGTGTCACTCTAAAGCGATACTGTAGTTTTGGCATCAACAAACCTTGTGTTGATGAACTACTATCGCTCGCTAGTGGAACTGTAATTTTTGAGAGTGTGGAAATTGCCATATCGTGTTGCTCCTGTTACAAGTATTTATCAATTATGAGCCCCGTATTTCAGGGGCTCATTTATTGAATTATAATCCTGCAATTTCCCCTGTATTCTTAAGGCGTAATGGAATATAAATAAATTCTACTGCCTTAACTGGTTCAATTGCAATGTCTAAGTATAGTTCGTTTCTATCAATTCTACTAGGAGTATTGTTAGATTCGTCACATACTACAATGTAGTCATATAGTGCTCTACTACCAACTAACTCAAGCATTAAACTTTCTGCCGCATTTTTGATTTCATCACGTGTGATTTTATCATTTGGCTCAAAGATATAAGGCTTAGCAAGTTTATTAAGTTGGCTACGCATGTATATAACAAGTCTTGCTACGTTAACGCGATCCAATGCACTTGCATTTTTTGCTCTAGTCTTCTGACCAAAACAAACAAGTCCTGCACCTGTAATAAACGTAATTGGATTTACACTAATACCAAACAACGTATCACGCTGTCCTTCGTTTAGTGCAATTGAAACAAATTCGCCTTCGTTATCAATATATCCTGTTGCTGTTGCGTTAGTAATACCTCCGCGTCTTGTACCTGCTGGAGCAAACCATGGAAACGAAACTTGATCGCTTAGTGCAATAGTTCGTAGCATCATGTGACTTGGCGGAACAACAACGTTGTTACCTGCATTATCACTTGTGAAGCCCCATGGATAGTAAACACCTAAGTATTCGTCTCTACTTGTTAATCCATTAGCATTGTCTTCAACTGCTAGGTTAACATTTGTTCCCCATTCATTAATTGAAGTTGCACTAGAATCTAGTGTTGCTGGTGAGTCGCCTACAATAAATGCTGTTAAGCCTCTATCGTTATTTAGACTAATCATTTCGCCAATTAATTCTGGATATCCTGGTGTTGCCATTAAGTTAAACACTCTTGATTCATCATCACGAATGTCTTGGTTGCTGTTAAGCATTGCTTGCATTGATTGTACAACAACTGCTCGCTGTGCTGATTGACCAAATTTGCCTGATCCATCTACATTATTTGCTGACTCAGTTACCCATCTGTGTGGATAGTAAGCAAGCATTGCCGCGTCAGCCATACGTTTGTTGTCTGCGTTAACATCAATACTATTGCGTACAAATTTCTTAACATTAAATCCACTTCTACGTGTGTTAAACAGTATCATACCTTTTGGATATAGTGCTGGATCCGGAGCATCTGCATCCAAGAAGTTACTTGTTAGTAAGTCCGGAATCGTTGCTTCTAAACTGTTAGCACCTGATGTTGACCAACGTGCGTCACCAAATAGTACACCTTCACTTGTTGTTTGATCACTTGAGTCTAATAAACTCCAAATTTGCTTGGCATGTGACCAGCGATAAATCTCTGGATACTTGTCAATATTTGTAGTGTTAATCCAAACGTCACCATCTTTCAATGCTGTACCATCTGATTGTCCTGTAAGCGCAACTGGTTTTGTAGCACTTACAATTGGTCCTGCTGGATCAGTTTTATCACCTGCACTTACTGCATAGTAAGGACTAGTTGCATCTTGATAACCTACCCAAGTAGTACCATTATGAATCATAAGGTCTGCTTCGTCAACAATACTATTATACCAAAGTGTACCATCTACTGCTAATGCAGTTGGAGCACTTGAACCGTTAGTTGCTGCCAATACTTTCCAGTTTGAAGCAACAAAGTCACTAGCCGTATCACCTGCTGGAGCCGCATATAAGTGTGTAGTATCTGCTGTACTAAACCCAATTTCTGCTAAATGTCCACTTGTGTCTTTAATTCTAAAATCACCACCTTTTGAGTGTGAAATTACAACTCTATTTGAACTGTCAACACTTGCACTTACGTTAGTCATTGCCGCATTATTAATTGCACCTGCAATAACATCTGCGTCTGCCGCCGCGCCAGTTGCTGTACCAGTTACTGTTATTACACTACCTAATGCCGCACTTCCGACAATTGATTCTGCAAGTGTAAATGTAATACTGCCACTTGATGCTTGTGTTGTAACTGCACTTGATGTAATTGCTGTTGCACCAGTTGAGTTACGCTTATACACTTTAAAGTTTGCTACTAAGTCAGTTGCTTCACCGTCATTTGATTTAACATATAATGCTGACGTTGCTAGGTTTGCTCCGCCGCCTGTTTTATCAAGTGTTGCAAGTGCCGCTTGGTTAGTTGCAAAGATTGACACATCTTTAGTGTCCCATAATGCTGTTGCACTATTCCATGCTTTAACTGCCCACTTAGCACCTTTATTTGGTGTTGTAGTCTTTGCCCAAACACTTCCTGTTGGACGTGGAGTTGTATCGCCTGCGCCAAACTCGGGAACACTTGTATGAGGGGCAATATTAATCGCTGGTGCCGCATATGTTCCTGCTACAAGACCCATGTTGCCCATTGCACCAGTGCCTTCTGCTAAAACTATGTTAACACCTGTTGAGTGTAATCTTAGTATATCGTTAGCCGCTTCAACAGTTGCAGTAACACCTGAAATACCCAAGCCGTTAATTACAGCCGCTAGTGCTGTTGCGTCTGTTGCGTTTGCTGTAACTGTAACAGTGTTAACAGTAAAGTTCAAACCTGAAGTTGTTGTTGCTGATGCCGTACCTGATACTGCTGACCAACTTGCTTTCCATGCGCTTGATCCTACTTCAACCCATGTACCACTTTCGTTTTTGTAGTATGTTTTGTGTAGTGTACTTGCCGCTGTTACTGCATAGTCGCCAACTGCTCCTACTGATGTTTTTGGTGCGCCTGTAGCAATTCCGCCAACTAATTTTGTTACATCGGTAATCACTGTTGGTTTCTTATAACCAAATGACTGGCCGCCAGTTGTAGTTACTGCCGCTGAATTCCATTCAAAAATACCGTAAATAGTACTTGCTGTATCTACCCAGTATGTTCCGTTTGCTGGATTACTTGTTGGAGCCGAGGCTGATGCTTTTAAGCCTGCAAGATCAATTCCTGCTCTCACAACATATGCTCTATTGCTTACGCCTAATAATGAGTAAGCCGCATGTAGTCCATATTCATTAAGTTCACCTGCATGTATCGGATTATTGTTAGTATCCGTATAAAATTTTGGTTCGCCGAATGTTTCTACTAAATCTCTTTGTGAGGTAACCAAAAAAGGTTTACCTGCATTTGTTGCCATTGTCCCTGGTGCTGTACCAGTTCCACCGCCATTTTGTTTATCCTGAGCGGTAGCAACAAATATCATTGGTACGGTGCCTGGTTCGCTGGGCGTGTAAAAACTTTCGTCTATTACTTTAACCTCAACACCTGGTGATGATAATGCCATTGTGTTTCTCCTTAATAAAAGTGTTCGTAGTATTTATGTGAAATGAGAATAACATGGCTCAAATGCCACCAGAAAAAGGGACCGAAAAGGTGAGGTAAATACAATATGAGACCTTTATGCGAATGTAAACTAAGACCTGCGGCTATAAATTATAAAAAAGCCGGTAAAACATACTATCGAAAGAAATGCGAGGCGTGTCTACGCAACGGTTCCAAACACGGTATTCCTAAATGGCAACAACGTGGATATGTTAAAAAAGACCATTGCGAAAAGTGCAATTACAAAAGTAATCACACAGAACAATTTGATGTGTATCACATAGATGGCAATTTAGATAATTGTTCTATAACTAACATAAAAACCATATGTGCTAACTGTCAACGTATTATGCAGAAACAAGGTGTTCGGTGGAAACAAGGTAATCTTTTACCTGACTTTTAAGTTCTTCTATTCCTAAGTCATTATGTATAACTTTATTAAAATCAACAGCACCCCATCGCCATTCACTTTCGTGTACTTCTTTAGGTTCAACACCAATGTCTTGATACATACGTAGCCATACAGGATCTTGTCCGCGTCTTACACGCCAAACTTCGCCTTGAATACTTTTAATCATATTTGCTTCATTAGGAAATCTTACATCTGGAATAACATAGTTTTTTGAAGGTTGTTTCATTATTTGTTGCTTGACCATACTTACCCATATGCTATCATCAAATCCATGACGCATACAGTCAGTACCAAATTCTTGTAATACAAGCCTTGGTGTAATAGTACGTCCTGTTTCTTTTGTCCAAAAATTATCTTGCATTTCGCGCCAGTCTCTACTTTCAACTGTATCGCCTTCTAACATAGCACGATCCCAACCAAAGACTGTAGCAACACCGTCTTTGAGTTTATCTGCAAAACTAATCTTTGTAAAGTTATGATGCTCTACAAGAATGTCTCCAACAGTTCCTTTACCACAACTAATTAATCCACATATTCCAATTATCATATTTTAAGTTCCGAAGTTCCGCCGCCTACAGTTCCTCTAGCAAAGAAATTAAATGCTAGACTGTAACGAGGTGTTGTTGTTTGATTAGGTGTTACTTGATGTTCTAAATGACTAGGAAACATAACTATGTCTCCTGATCTAGGGCTGATATAGAACTCACTTGTATTATACTGCACAGGTTCTGAAAAACTTACTCTTACAGTATCATGAAATAAGTTTGTATATAAATGTGATTTATTAAAAACAATATCACCAGCATCTGGTTCATTTTTAATGTAGTACACTCCGCTTAACATTGCATTACTGTGCCAATGTAAACTATTACTCTCACCTTTTGAGTGTTTATTAATCCAACTATTCTGTAATTCAAATACAACATCATCGTTGACTTTTAATTCTTCTTTTACAAATACATTACATGCTTCTTGTATCTGTGTTTTTAATCCTGCTAATTTAGGAGCGTTTAAAATATACTTGTCTTCAGTATGTTCGTGCCCAGCCGCTTCATCAGGATAATCCAATTTTTCTATCCATGCCATAGTTAAAGGATCTATAGTTCCTAAATTTGCATAAAATAACGGTATAGAAAATAACGGAGTTGTTTGATATTTCATTATATAGTTGTCCTAACTGAGTTTTGTCCTAGTGAGCCTTTTGGAAAATAATTAAAAGCCAAACTGTATCTATCTTGTTTATCTAAACTACGAGCAACTGTATGTTCTAAATGACTAGGGAAAATTAATACGTCCCCTGAGATAGGCTTTACTGTCCATTCTCCTGAAGTATATTGACTCCAGTTTTGATTTGTGTCTGGACGTACATGTTCTGGAAAACTATTTAAATGTTGTCTGTTCTTTTTAAATGTAAGTGGGTTACTGGTTGGTCCTACATCAGGATAATATACGCCGCTAATTACAGCATTAGCATGATTGTGTAATTCAATATCACTACCAGTATTCATTTTATTAATCCAACTAGTAGTAAGTTTAAATTCTACATCGTTAATAACATCTAAGACTGTATATGCAAAATGGTCAACTGCTTGTTTAATTAAAGTTTGTAAGTTTAATAATTTTGGTTGGTTAAGGATATCAAATCCACGCTCTGACGCTGGTAAATGATCTTCAGTACCATATTGAGCAACACTACTATTGGGATAGTCTAGGCGTTTAAGCCAAGCGAGTGTAATAGGATCTAGTGGTCCTATGTGTGATTTAAGTAAAGGTGTTGAAAATAAAGGTGTAATCTCATAATGCATAGTATTATAATACTATCAAACATAAGATTTGTCAACCAATTAAAAAACCGTATCCTGCGCCGCCTGCTACTTGTTGCGAAACTTCTAGTTCTAGTTTTTCTAATTCGGCTGTTGCTTCTGCTTTGAGTGCATCACCGTTTAATGCTGATCCACCTTGTGGTCCTGCAATTTGGGCAAATTTACTACGGGCTTCGCCTAACATGAATTTACATGTTGCAAGAGTGTATTCTTTAATCCAATGGCTTGCAAGATAGTCAATTAATAGTTGTTCATCTGATCTATAATTGTATGCAAACAATAATAGTGTTTCTTGTGTACGCGGGCGTTGTAACATCGTTAATTCTTTTGTAGTCGTATTCCATTTGAATTCAATGTATGAACCAAACATACGACCTACTAATTCTTGGTACTGACTAAACATATCGTATGTTGCTAGTCCGCCCATGTTTGAACTTGACAACAAATATGTGTTAGTGTATGCCATGTTAAATGGTTCAAACAATGTGCCGCCGTCTCCGCCACCGGAGCGTGAACCAATTGAACGTCTAAATATTTTTCTAACTTCAATTACATTGTCAGGTAATACATATGTATTTTGATCTTCAACTGTAGGCATAAACATATATGATTCTTCTACTGAATTATCACTACGTTGTCTAAATCTTGACAATGCTTTATTCAAAGCAACTTCGTAATGAATTGGATCCAATTCGACGTCTACCATGCCTCCGCCCAATAGTGCGTAAACGTAGTCGAAAACTTCTTGTTTTTTAGTTGCTAATGTTGCCATGTGTTATACTCTCCATTAGTATTTATCGTTAGACGTCTCGTTCGATAAATATGTGTATGCCAAGAATAAGTTTATACAAACCAGAAAAGGGCAATGATTATCATTTTATGGATAGACAAATCCATGAAATGTTTACTGTGGGCGGAACTGACATTTACGTACACAAATATCTAGGCCCCAATAATCCGGAAACTGCTGACGCAACTGCGGATCAACCTCGTTACGATGCTGTTAAGGAGACTAACATACAAGACATGTTATTCTTAGAAAACAGGGATCGAAAATATGATCCAGACATTTACACAATGCGTGGTATTTACAATGTACAAGATATTGATTTTGACATGAGTCAATTTGGACTATTCTTAAGTAATGATACATTGTTTATGACTATTCCAATTAATAGCAGTGTAAAAACACTTGGGCGGAAAGTTATATCAGGTGATGTAATTGAACTTCCTCATTTAAAAGACGAATATGCACTTAACGATCATGCTGTTGCACTTAAACGGTTTTATGTTGTTGAAGATGTTAACAGAGCAAGCGAAGGCTTTTCACCTACTTGGTATCCGCATTTATATAGATTAAAATTAAAACAGATTGTTGACAGTCAAGAGTTTAAAGAAATACTTGATTTGCCTGCAGAAGAAGGTAGCGATAATACATTACGTGATATGTTATCAACATACGAAACAGAAATGCAAATTAATAATGCAGTAGTTGCACAAGCAGAAGCAGATGCACCTAAATCGGGTTATGATATAGGACATTATTATACTCTTGCAACAAATGATGACGGTACTGTTGCCCTTAAAACAGCGGATGCTAGTGAAATCGATGCAAGTAATATCGGAACTAGTGCAGACATGATTTCTGATCGTCCTGACAGGGCAGGATATCAAGGATACTTGCTCGGTGTTGAAGGTAACAACGGTGCTCCTTATGGTATGGGGATTAGTTTTCCGTCAGTGCCAGAAGATGGAGATTATTTTATGCGAACAGATTTTTCACCAAAACGATTATTTAAATATGACGGTAATCGTTGGGTCAAACTACAAGATGGTATAAGAGTTGATCTTTCAAATACTGATACTCGCAATACACAGAAAACAACATTTATTAACAATCCAGCAACATCACAAATTGGTGGCGAAACAGTTAAAGAGAAGCAGAGTCTTTCAAAGGCACTGCGTCCAAAGGCAGATAATTAATGGAACATTTTTATGACGGCCAAGTAAGACGATATGTAACTCAAATGGTAAGATTGATGAGTAACTTTTCTGTTAAAGATGGCAAAGGTAATTTAACTCAAATCCCTGTAACATACGGAGATCTTACACGCCAAGTTGCAAACATCATACGTGATAACAGTGAAAATAAAATACCAAGTGCTCCGCGTATTGCCGTACATATTACAGGCATGGAAATAGATAGAGAACGCACAAGTGATGCAAGTTATATTAGCAAAGTTAACATCAGAGAACGTGCTTATGATGAAACAGGCAAAGAATATTTAAATTACGAAGGCAAAAATTATACAGTTGAAAGACTAATGCCTACGCCTTACAAGTTAACATTTAATTGTGATATTTGGTCAACTAATACTGATATGAAATTACAAATATTAGAGCAAATATTAGTGTTGTTTAATCCAAGTTTAGAATTACAAACTACTGACAACTATATTGATTGGACTAGTTTAACTGCTGTTATGTTAGACAGTGTTACATGGAGTTCAAGAAGTGTACCGGTTGGTGTTGATAGCGAGATAGATGTTTCAACATTAACATTTAGTACACCAATTTATATTAGTCCTCCAGTTAAAGTTAAAAGACTAGGAGTTATCACAAACATTATTACAAGTATATTTGATGAAGATACCGGAACAATAGACTTAGGATTAAGCATGCCAACATTAAATTCATATGATGATAGTGTTGTACCAGGCGCTGTAGATACTAAAGGCGGTCGTCGAGTTGAAACTACTGCGGCTAAGCATGTAGTCGGTACTAACTATCAAGACTATGGCGTTTATATACAAGGCACCCTAGCACAAATTGAAAGTCGTGGTATAGTTGGTGCATCTAACTGGAGGCAAATACTAGATTCTCATCCAGGACAATACCAAGACGGTATTAGTAGAATGTATTTTACAAAATTGAACGAAGTAAAGCATGAAGTTACTGGTACAATTAGTATGAATCCTATAGATGAAACTCAGTTAATAATTGATTGGGATACTGATACATTCCCAAGTAATAGTATTATAGAAGGACCGGTTAGAAATAACAATCAATGGACAACTATTGATTATATAATTGACCCGCAAAAGACTGTTCCAACAAAT